CATAGCTTCCTCTCAAAGAGTCTATTGAATAGGTCATTTCGTTATTTAAGTCCGCAAACGATAGCCATGCTCCTTGATCAACTTGCTTGATATTGAAATCTTTACACAACATGGTCACTCTGGTTGAGTGGTCATTTTTTGACTTATTCATCACGTCTTCGAGATATGCCATTGTCTTGACAACTCCCAGACTAGGATTTGATTTTTTCCATGTTTCTGTGTTTTCATAAATCTCATTAGTTGAATCTTGTGTATAAAGCCAGGGAAGTACTCGGTCATCACTGATTTCGTTTTTGAGCATCTTCCGACAATACTCTAATTTGGTATCAAGAAAACCACCGACCGTTGTTCCTTCAGTGGTGATGATAAAAATTAACGGCTCTTTCTTAGTCGATTGACTTTGTTTGATAGCATCATAGACTTTTGAATCTGTCATTTCATGGACTTCATCAATACAACCAACCTCAATGTTATAACCATCTTTATTTCTGCTTTGAGCTGATAATTTCTTGATTTTATTCTTAGTTTTTGGGGAATAGATGAAGAATATATTCTTTTTACTACGCTTTTCATTGGAGAGAGCAGGGGATTGTTCTCTCATGTTGTTGATTTCTTCAAAGAGAATATTGGCTTGTTCGCTCGTGTTTGAAGCACATACAATATCTACTCCACCTTTTGAAAGAAAGAACTCTGCTAGATCGAGACCGGCAATAAATGTAGTTTTTCCATTTTTACGTGCGACAAGTAAAATCACTTCATTGAATCTACGTAATCCTGTCTCTTTCATCTTAAATCCATAGGCAGTTTGAATCAGTGCTTTCTCCCACAGCTCCAAAATAAAGGGTTGCCCATTGAATGGCGATTTGGTGTGCTTGCAAAAGGTTTCGATAAAATCGATTCGTAGGTATCCTGGTTTCTCATCGAAATCAAAGCGAGGATCAACCAAGTCATCCATTAATCGTCTGAGTATTGTTTTTAATTCTTCACCTACCAAGATTTCATTCGACATCACCTTTTGATAGTATTCGATTAAATAGTTCATTCGATGGTCGCTTTCTTTAAGAACTCATCAAATGCATCATCACCATCAATGATATTCTTCCCCATGATCGAGTTAAGGGTTTTGATTACTGTGCCATACGAATTGATGAGTTTTGTATAGTATTTGGCAGCTTCTGTTTGTCGCTGAGCACCTTTACTTGATACTTGAACTGCACCATGTTTTCTAATTTGTTCTTGTAGAATAAAAAGCTCCACTTTCATGAATGCAGCTTGTTCTAGTAGATTATCCACCAGCTGTGTTTTAGTTTCATCAACGGATGAAAAAAGCGACCGAAGTCGCTCATACTCAATATTGACATCTTTTATTTTTGACACATTCAACACCTCGCTTGTACATCATCGTTAATCAATTCAATGATGTCTTGTTCTGGAATGATAGCTAATCCTCCCCAAGTTCCATGCAGTTGATCGAGTCCATCGATATACTCAATGACACCCTCTCTACCGTTGTAGTGGTCTTCACCTTTCATCTCAATGATTCTAATTTTATCTCCAATTTTGAACATGTCTATTACCTCCTAAGCTTAGTAATATATATCACTCTAAAGAGGATAATTAGCAAGTAAAAAAGCGACTGAAGTCGCCTGAATTTATAATGAGTTACATTTTTTGCTACAAATTCAATACACCATCAAAATATTTCTCTTGTACTCCTGGATTAGGAATAACATTTAGCAAATCTTCCCAAAACATTAACTTGTAATTAAATGAAGTCGCATTCAGAATAGTTCTAGAGCATATTCCAAAATCTTCAACAATCTTATCATTGAATTGGGGAACCAAAAACACTGAATAGTTACCATTCACACCAAGAATAACATTTCTAGCAAACTGGTAGTGTTTCTTGAAGTCTTCAAAACTCATCTCTATTCTAGAATATATTGTTCTTTGTCTTTTCAAGTAATCAGTTTTTTTACTAGATGCAGGTCCAAATTTCTCTTCAGAATATTTGACTTCCACATAAACATATTTCCCGTTTTCTAGTTTTATTGCAAAATCAATTTCTGACTTATCTTCAAGAGGATACTCAAGTGTTGCTTCAACTGCTTTTTCCTCAATTCCTAGAAAGCTCAAGAACAAATTCAATCTGTTTAAATTCCCTAGAAAATCATAGAAATAATTAAGGGCTAATATCTGTGATGAATTTAGGTGATACCAATATTGATGAAGCTTTAACTGTATTGGTTTTCCTTCAAAATTCTTATCTAGTTCAAGAATGTTACTCTTATAGAATTTATATGATTTGACATCCAACATGATATTCTTCCAAGCTTCATCAATTGGCAGAACATAATTTTTCTTGTGGATTGTTCCTTTATGATTAAATTCACCGTCTTCAAAAATTTTTAGCTTATTGACTTTGTACAATGCAAGTTTTGTTTTGCTATCCAAAAAACTCACCTCGATTCAATATATTACCAGTTCAAAATTTCAAGATTTTCAAAAAATCTGCCTTCCATTTTTTGTTTGCCCCCCTGTGCGGTACCCTTCTTGTACTTTGTCGATATAGAGGGGGGGGCTACACTGTAACATTGACAAATTTTGTTCCGTTTTTTACTGCGAGCACTTTTTCGATACTCAAACTGCTGACGTTCTCGTACCTAGCACTTGCATGTACAAAAGTTTTATCAATACACGAGCAGAAAAGTTTACCTTTCGCTCTAGTTTTTTCCAAAACAGTAACAAGCAAATCGTTTTTGTCCGGTCTTATGGTTGGCCCCCAAATCAAAATGACGTCAAGCTGATCAGTCGGATTTGGTGATGAGATATTAGCCTCAAGTATCTTTACAATTTTTTCAGCAAATGTCTCATTCGTTCCGTTTGGTTCGACATCTTCTGGGTTTGGAGAAACAATCGGGTAAATATTCAATAAGTAATATGATCCATATGAGTATCGTGACAATAGGTCAACAACGTTTCGATTTGTTCTGTCAAGTTTTGATAATACGGACAGACTGGGATTGAAACCTATCACTATTGCTCTTTTTTTACTATCATCCCATGATATGTCATCAAGAAATTTATATGAAGGTCTTGAGTTGACACCTACAATGGTTCGTGAATTTATCGTAATATTACCATTGACAGTAAATGATTCTTTCAACTCAAAATTTTCGGATTCGCAATATGCTCCAACTTCTTTTTCCAATAAAGCTGTTTTTGCCAAATCAATAATTTCGTAAATTTGTTCTTTTATGGACAAGCTACCACCTCTTTGATTAACATTATATCAAACAATGTTCATTTCAGAAGCGGTTTTCCGGATTTAATAGATTTCCGTCTTCATCAAATCTAACTTCTTTACTGAAGCGTTTATGCTCTTTGTTGTGACAATCTCTACAAAGTAGTTCTAGATTATCTTGGTTAAGACTTACCGATGAGTCGTTGATGTTATTGATTGTGAGCTTTTCTATGTGATGAACTTCAATACCAATTTGCCCGCAACGTTCGCATAGCCCATTCACTGACATGATCTTGAGTTCACGTGCTGCAAGCCATGCAGGTGACTTATAGAAGTTATGTAGAACCTTTGGTTTTTTCATACGCACATTTAAGTTCAGCTGCTTTTGCTTCCACATGTTCCCATCGAACAGGTAAATCTTCTCTTCCCATGTGACCATATGTTGCTAATGCTTGGAACTTCACTTTTTCAAACTCTAGTTCTTTTAGAATGTTTGCTGGAGTAAAGTTGAAGTGCTCTTTAACGATTAAAAGAAGCTCATCATCGGATAACTTGCCAGTACCAAAGGTATCAATCGATACTGCGACAGGATTTGCAACACCTATGGAATAAGACACACAGACTTCGCACGTGTCGGCTAATTCTGCCTCCACAAGGGCTTTTGCTACGTATCTGGCATAGTAAGTCGCACTTCGATCAACCTTGCTTACGTCCTTTCCAGAAAAGGCTCCACCACCATGTTTAGCGTATCCACCATAGGTGTCAACGATAATCTTTCTCCCTGTTAATCCTGAATCACCATAAGGTCCACCAATAACGAATGCACCTGTTGGATTGATAAGAATATTGATGCCAGATAAATCATTACCAATCATTGGTTTGAGTACTTCTTCAATGATGATTTCTTTAGCGATGAGTGGATTTGCCTTCGGTCTAGTTTGAGCTGAAACGATGATTGTATCATATGCGAATGGTTTCCCATCAAGATACCTTACCGACACCTGGCACTTACCATCTGGACCAAAGATGTGATTGTATTTTAATTTCCGAAGTGTATCAACTTCTTTAGCAATATCATGTGCAACTACAATTGGTAGCGGCATGAGTTCTGGTGTTTCTTTACATGCGAATCCATACATCATACCCTGATCACCAGCACCTTGTTGATGATCTAATGTTTCATTAACACCTAATGCAATATCGGGTGATTGTTTAGATATCTTTTCAAGCACAGAGAATTCATCGATATATCCGATGTCCTTGAGTACTTGTTTTGCAACTTCAGCATAATCAACAGAAGCTGTGGTTGTGACCTCTCCAAAGATAACTACCAAGTCATCCTTGATGGCAGTTTCGACTGCAACTCTTGCTGCTTGGTCTTGCACTAGGATTGCATCAAGTATACCATCACTGATTTGGTCGCAAATTTTATCTGGATGTCCACTAAAGACCGATTCACTTGTAATGATTTTCATATGTCCTCTTTCTAGCAACAAAAAGGAAGCCATGAGCTTCCCAATCTTGCATTCAATGTTATTAGTTATTTCAATGTTGCTTTCGGTAAATATGCTGTGTAGCGACCGTAACTGTATCCTTCACTTTCAACTAGGATACCAAAGTCATGTGATTCAGATGTCACAAAGATACAATGGAATACTTCATCATGGCCACAATACATGTGTTCAATATTCTCTTTGATAAAATCATAATCGTTCAATGGATCATTGATAAAGCATTCGAATAAGTCCTTATCGATGACTACTATTTTTTCAATAACGAATTCGTCTTGAGGTATCAGCTCACTCGGTGTTGCTTTGCGAATAAAGTTGATTTTCATATGTTTGCACCCTGTTGAATCTCCCAAGCTGTATAAACGCTTCTATAACTACAGTCCCAAGTGTCTAGAATGACACCGTCTTTGCAAACTGTAACGTGTCCAGCCATCTTAAGAACGAATGTTCCTTCTGGGTGTAGTTCAGTGAAATCCGAACCTTTGATTCTTGGTTGTCCTTTGATTGCTTTGAAAATCAATCTAGGTCTACCTTCGAAGTACTTATATAAAAACTCTGTATCTTTGTAGCTTGTAAAGTTCCAATCACGCTTAAGTTGATTCAATTCACGTCTGCATTCCATATACTCTTTGTTCAGGGCTGTGCTGATTGCTCTAACGACACAATCGGTTGTTTTGATTGCTTTTGGATGGGCATTGAATTCTGTAAACATTATTCGTTCCATCCTTTGTTAAACCACTTCACAAGTTCTCTTGAAGAGTCGCTTTTGAATACTGGTTTTTCGAATCCATCGAGTCTTTCGTAGACTGTGTATTTCGAATCGTTCCATGCACATTCGATTTGAACTACGAATAGGTTGTTGTTGTTTTCGATGTCTGCGATTCTAAAGTCATCATAAAGTGGACCATTGAGAGGGCAGTTATTCTTGAACCAAACATAGCTTGTCTCAAGGTCAACTTTTCCACCAACTTTGATTTTCTTGATGATGTTTCCCATCTTCTTGGTCTTGTTCGCTAGGCTTGTATCTCTACAAAACCAATCGTACCATCCTGCTTCAATTTGAGTCTTTGTGTTCTTACTATCAAAATCACCTGTGTTAAATCTTTGAATCCATTCTGATAACTTGATTTGCTTTTCCATTTTGTGACCTGCTTTCTACCTTTTGGTATGTATATATATCACTCTAAAGGCATTTAATATCAAGTCAAATCGACACTAATTACTCACTATAGTGTTAAATTTTGAAAGTCCTCAATGGTACTAAGGGAAATCTTTTCACCGTTTCGGATCAGATAGCAATCGTCACTTGATCTCTTGTGTTTGATATAACGTTTTACAATAACATCGACAAATCTTTCATCGAGTTCCATGAGTCGTGCTTTTCTTTGAAGCTGATCGGATGCGATCATCGTTGAACCTGAACCACCAAAAAGGTCTAGTACGATTTCTCCAACTCGAGATGAGTTAGAAATTGCTCTTCCACAAAGTTCAAGTGGCTTCATGGTCGGATGTTCTTCATTCTTTCTTGGTTTGTTATATTCCCAAATGGTATCTTGAGTGCGGTCATCAATAAAGTAATGAGCTGCTCCTTCTTTCCATCCATAAAGGATAGGTTCATGTCTCCAGTGATAATCCTGTCTTCCAATCACCAGTGCATTTTTTACCCAAATGAGACACTCAGCCAATTTGAAGCCTGCATTCTTGAAAGCAGTTCTAAAGTTGATGCCTTCAGTATCTGCATGGCATACATAGATTGCTCCACCCGGTTTTGTGTGTTCGAACATGTTCTTAAATGCCTGATAAAGAAAAAGATAGAAGGTGTTATCTTCCATCTTGTCATTCATGATTTTTCCAGCTGTGCCTTCGTAGTCAACATTATATGGAGGATCGGTAAACGTGAGATCGACTTTATCATCTTCGATTAGCTTATCTACGCTATCCTTAATGGTTGCGTCCCCACACATGACTCGATGATTCCCAAGTAGGTAGATGTCATCTTTTTGTGTATAAGGTGTTTCAGTAAGTTCATCGCTAGGATCAAAGTCATCATCGGTTGCATTATCTGGAACTTTTGATTCTAGGTCTTCAAATCCGAAAACCGACATGTCCATTTCGATATGAGAGAGTTCGTCTTCGAGTTTACTGAAATCCCACGTAGCAAGTTCGGCTGTCTTGTTATCTGCCAAACGAAAGGCCTTGATTTGGCCTTCTGTGAGGTCATCAGCAACAATGCAAGGAACAGTGGCTAACCCAAGCTTAAGGCTCGCTTTGAGCCTAGTGTGGCCTGCGATAATCACATCATCCTTCGTAATTACAATCGGTACTTTGAATCCGAATTCCTCTATACTCTTAGCAACAGCATCGATGGCTGCTTCATTGTTTCTTGGATTGTTTTCGTACTCTTTCAGCTCCGACACTTTCTTCATCACGATATTCATTGATCCATTCCTCCTCACCTTTTTCTAAGCGTTTAGCCATAAGCTCAATTTCCGCTTTCTTTTCGTTATACTCAATACCAAACTTTGTAATGAGTAAGTATTTGATTGCTGCGATGTCTGGAAGAGATTGTTTCTTGAACTTAGTGATACGTTTTTTAGTTCCGGTCTTCGTCTCTTCAATCACCGTTTGTGTTTCTTCATATTCAAAACCTATCGCTCTTTGATACACAGCATCAAGGAGTTTGTGTTTCAATTCCTCATCTCCATACTGAAAAGCATTGTTCAATTTGGGATGTACCTTCCTTAGCTTGATAATCGTTTTCTCTGTAATACCTAGATATTCAGCGACCTGTCTTTGGGTAGCTCTTTTTGATACCATTTCTGATATCGATTTGAGTTTATCATCAAGATGTCCTGATGCTTCCCACTTTTCATATAGGTCAAGCATTTTTCCTTTCATTTAATCACTCCAACTGTAGATAAAAAACTGTAATAACTCACCAGTTGGAATACTACAAGTATCTCTGCAAAAACAAAAAAAGAATCCATTTCTGAATTCTTGAATGTTTCTAGGCTGGTTTGAAAGCCAGTATTCCATAAGCTTATACCTTTGCTCATTTTAATCATATCATACCCTTGACAGATTCACAATTTGCCATCCCTGTTCAACTTTGTTCAACCTTGCCTTTCGACATAATTGTGATTTCTTCAATTGCTTTATCATGCATTCTTCGGATTTTTGATGATGAAAAGTACAGTTTCTTTGATATTTCACTCCAACTGAGCCAATCAATGTACCTATGAATTAGAATCATTTTGTGTTGCTTGTCGTCAAGTTCATCAATAATCGATATGATTTCACATTTGATGATAGGAAGCTGTCTTTTGAGTTTTTCTATGAGTAACTCATCGTCAAGTGCTCGTAAAATCCACTTTTCAAATGGTGCATCAAGCTTTCTTGTTCCATCGACTCGAATTTGGTCTAAGTTAACGCCTGGGATTGTATTTGCAAGACGTAAGTATTCAGCAACTATTTGTTGTAGTTTTAGAATCTTCTGTTCGGTTTCGTGATATCGACATAAATATTCTTTCACATCCATCAGGTCTCCTCCTTAAACTTTTCAAGTACATTGATTTCAATCGATATACCGGTTGGATCGTCTGACCATATCTTTTCAACATGCTCCACAACCACCTGTGCATCATCTAACCAAAAGCCTACTTCAGTCATGCAATCTTTCAGCATCTTCTGTAAGTTATCAGTATCTGGTTTAGTTACTCGCCATTCGAAGTGCTTATGACTTTTACCCTTTGGAAATCTCCAAATCACATCCAAATGAACTGCACTTTTCAATGGTTCACTTGGTTTGAATGGTCTTAAATGAGTGATGAGTTCTTTTCTTGCTTGTTTCAATTTGTCAGGCTTATAGAACTTGGGTTTATGATTAACAAGAGCAACCTTGTTTTGTTGAGCTGTAATTGTAGGCGGATCTAGTAGTAGAAATATCTTCATTGGTTTCTCCTTTTTTTATTTTTTTAGTGAAAAAAGGCAAGTGCTGACGATGATGCAGTTGTTTGGGATAGGGCAGGCTCTCAAGCCCTATCCTACAAACGATGCGTCAGCGTGTTGGAAACAACATCTATATATAAGCCCTATTTTCCACTTTTTTTCCATTTGGAAGAAAGGAAAATTTTCCCTATTTTCCAAAATTACATTTTGATACTGGAAACAGTTTTTTTCCTATTTTCCATCTTTTCTTACCCGTGAAATGATTCCTTTGTTTGTCTGAAATTCATTACCAAACTCACTGATTCTATTTTTGATAGTTCGCTCTGTAACACCTAAATAGTCTGCTAAAACAGAAAGATGACAAGTTCCATCTTTCTCTACATTAATGTCGAATGCAGCATCAAATTCATCTTTTCGAGATTCAGGTGTTTGGTTTCTTTTACCACTTTTCTCGAGATTAGCTTTGGGATCTCCATCTGCATAATGTTTAGCAAGTATTCCCTTATCATCGACTCTATGAATTGGATATTCGAACCAAAAGTTCACTGGCTTAAAATTTGGAAACTCTCGCAAGCTACTCTCTAGTCTCCATGCAGTCGATGATAAAACATCGGCATTTTGTGCCATAAATTCTTCAGATGTTTCTAGTTGAATCATATCGAGTTGTGCATCAGGATCACGTGCGAAAACTCCCGATCCGGAAGCTCTATCCATCGCTCTTTTGAACCCTTGAGCACCTTTGGAGTGATGATGACTGTATATGACTGAGCAACCAGTTTCCTTACAAATTTTATCAAATAGATTCGTGAAAGCACCCATATCAGAAGCGTTGTTTTCATCACCTGTAATGACTTTATAAATCGGATCGATAATTATAGCACTATATCCTTTGTTGGAAACCTTACGTATGATTTTGGGTGCTAGTTTATCCAGAGTCATAGCACTTCCACGAAGAGTCCAAACTTGAAAATCATCTTCATATTTTGGTGTTAAACCTAGAGCTAGATATATGTCATCGATACGTTGACCACAGCTTGGCTCATCGATTTCCAAATTTATATATAGAACTTTTGTCTTTCTGCATTGAAAACCTAGCCATTTGAGTCCTTCTGAAAGTGCAATTGCAAGTTGAAGCAATAAAAAACTCTTACCCGCTTTAGATGATCCTGATATCAGCATCTTGTGTCCAACTCTCACAATGCCTTTGATAAGTTCTGGTGCTATATTCTTTTTACTGTTACGAACCTCCCTACTCGATTTCTCTTTTGGTAGTTCATCAGTATTTCCTTCTATAAAATCCAGCCAATCGTTCCAATTGCTTCTTCCTATGTTTGTATCCACAAGTGTTTGAACCACACCATTTCGAGTAACTCCTGGAATTCTAGAAAGCCTTGATGGATTTCGATTTGCTGTATCAATTTTTATTCCATTCTTATCTAAGAAAGCATATAGTAAGTTGACACGCTTGCGGTATTCTTCTGCATCTTTGGCATCCACTTTGACAATAGCGTGTAGGCTCTTACCAGCACTATGAACCAAGCAAGCAATCGGTAGTTCAAACTTTCTGTATATGGCATCTTGTTCTGGGATTGTAATATCATCGGATTCAACCAATGCATGGGTATATCTTGTGATGTTTTCATTCTTTACACCTTTGGCATCGACTGGATTGAATCTTATCCAAGCCCCACATTCATCTTTCCAATCGCCAATAACAGCTCCGATATCATCTGGATGTTTTTTGAGCAAGTCGATCAACTCTTTAGCTGTGCGATCATACTGTCCTTTTCCAGGCATCCATTTGCCTTTACTGTCCTGCCATACATCATTAGTCACATAGCCTACAAATTCATCTTCTTTGAAGAGTATTTCAAGATAAGTGATGAGCTGTTGTGTTGGCTTTTTATCAATCTTGGGTTCATAAATCATGCCATCACCATCGTATTCAATGATATCGTCCCATTCCATGAGCCCATAGTTGATTCTAGTCGGAGGAATCCAGCCAGCATCTTTTGCTAGTTTTACAATCGTTCCACCAGAAACGGGATGAGAGGAGCCGATAAAGCCCCTCCATTTTCTGTCACATTCCCCGTCTTTGTATCTCGAATCATTCTTGCTCCAGTTGTCCCACACTGAACAGTCATATCCTTCAGCTTTCAAGGCCATACCGATATTAATCCATTCTTGGTAGGAAACCTTAGATACATCTATCTGTTTTAATGCTTCCAAAATACTGTCCATTGTATCCTCCTATGGTTGATAGCTGGATGCACTGACACCTCTTGGCAACATCCATCGATTTTCTGCGAGTCTTGAAACCATTTTACTAGCTGATTCAAATGGCCATGTTCCTACATGTACAAACCCATATTTTTCCAATAGTCGGATTTGTTTTGGTGTTGATAAACCTTCTACTTGTCTGTTCTTTAATTTTTCGATGAGTAAGCTTGCCATACCACAGTTTGATACTGAGTCAGGGTAGATACCATGTTTTTCTAAGTATTCGAGTTGTCTTGTTGTAGCAGGTGCCATCTCCCATGAGAATGTTGGCTCGTAATTAGCTAAGTCTTCAGCAGCAATCGAAAAAGCATATTGAATTGGATCCACAAGTTTTTGTTGCTTTCTACGCATGGCAGCAAGTTCTCTTGCAAGGGCATCTTCACGTTCTTTGATGACATCGTTTTCCGCTTCGAGTTCTGCTGAAAGCAGGTCAATGCCACTTTCTTTGTCCATCATCTTCTGGTCAATACGTTTTGCTAGTTCAGCATCTTTGGAAATGAGAGCTGAAGGTCTGCATAAATCATGCCGTTCAGTCATCCACAGAAAGTCTAGTAAAAGTAATTCCTTCTTATTTGGTGCTAGACGCATACCACGTCCAACCATTTGTTGATAAAGACTTCTGATTTTGGTAGGTCTTAAAACGATGATACAGTCCACAGCAGGGCAGTCCCAACCTTCAGTAAGGAGCATCGAATTACACAGCACATCGTATTCACCAGTTTCAAAGTCCGCTAGGATTTCATCCCTATCTTTGCTATTGCCATTGACTTCAGCAGCTTTTATACCATGAAGATTGAGCAGTTCACAGAACTTTTGAGATGTCTTCACCAACGGCAAGAAAACGACTGTTTTTCGACCTTTACAGTACTTAAGCATTTCAAGTGCGATTTGATTGAGATAAGGTTCAAGTGCGGATCCAATCTCACCCACTGCATAATCTCCATTTGACACACTCACGCTATGAATATCGAGTTCAAGTGGAATCATCTGGGCTTTTACAGGACATAAATATCCATCCCTAATGGCTTGATGAAGGGAATACTCATAAGCTTTAGAATCAAAGTATTTCCCTAAACTTTTCTGATCAGAGCGATCTGGAGTAGCAGTAACACCAAGTATGTTGGCACCATCAAAATGGGTAAGAATGCGTTGATAAGTTTCGCTCATAGTATGATGAGCTTCATCCACCACGATGGTCTTGAAGTAGTTTTTCGCAAAGCTCGTGAGTCTTTTTTCTTGTGATAAAGTCTGAACAGATGCTACTGTTACTTTTTTCTTTGAACCGATGGAGCTAGATTCAGCCTTTTCCAAAGCTGAATCCAACCCACTCGTTTCCTTTAACTTTTCTGAAGCTTGATCGAGCAATTCTCCACGATGTGCTAGGATAAGAGCTTTACTGCCATCTTGAGTCTCTTCTTCAACAACCTTTGAGAATACGACAGTCTTTCCGGTTCCTGTAGGTAGTACTAATAGAGTCTTTTGACGCCCATCTTTCCATTCATTTCGTATTGCTTGAACAGCTTCGTTTTGATAAGGTCTTAGTTCCATGAGAGACCTTCCTTAGAACGGGAGATCGTCTGGAAGAAAGTTTTCTTCGTTATAATCGATGAAGCGGTCAACATCATTGATGAATTTTTCTTCACCATTTTGATTGGTGTATGAGCGTTGTTTAAAATGAGCTCTACCTTTTGAACCAATCACCTTATTCCAATCCATCGTGAGCTTTTCCCCATGCTTCTTCTGACCAATACTTCTAAAGAATGCAGAAATACGCCACTCGAGAGTACGATATAGAATTAGGTCAAACTTGACAGAAGTTGTGCCTTCCTTAGCTTCAACTTGCACAGTGATGGTCGCTTTATTACATGCTGGCACCTTTTGACCACCGTTGAATCTTCCTCTTTCGAAGTTTGTAACTGTAAAATTGTAATCACCTTCAGGCAGCAAGATATACTCTTGCCCATCAGATTCGATGGAATCATTCCAATCCATCAACATATCTTTGTTGTCAATCATAGTTATTGTTCTCCTTTATGGTTTTTAATGGTTTCTATAATCTTTTTCCAATTGGGAATAATCCACCTAGTGATGAAATCATCCGAGTAGTTTTCAATCGGTTCTGAATCTTGATAATGTCCCTTTGCGGCAACCATCTTTTGAAGGTCGATATCTGTAATCCCTGCATCCGCAATCATCTTGTTAAGCTTTTCTACAACAGCAACACTGGTAATTTCTCTAGAGTCAGGGAAGCGTACGACTTCTTTTCTAACTTTGGGTTCTTCAAATAAATGCTTTATTGATGTGAAGTTGAGTTCTAATTCTTCTGGTAAGTTAAATCTGTTTTTTGCATCATAGGTAGGATTGTGAGTGGTGTATAATACACGCTTTCCACCTTGAGCCTTCTTCGAGTTGTTTTCTGTCGTAACAACATAGATTTTGTAGTTAACAAAGAATAGGGCATCACACCATTCCTTGATAAGTGGTGCAACTTGTCTTGTGAGCTTCATTTCATAGCGATCGAACGCTCCTTGCTCTTCTGGAAGTTCAAACTTTCTAGGTTTCGCATGAGCAGTAATGACAACATTGATTCCAACTTCAATAAGCTGATCTAAGAAAGTGAGTAACTTGGAGTATTCATCAAGCAAGTAGACATAACCCTTGCCAAAACCAAAGTCTTCGATGTTGTTCTTTCGATACTTCTCACAAACGGCATTGATACATAAGAATTCTGACCAGTCCGCAGAATCTAGAACTACAGTTTTACAGATGGTTGGGTTGTCATGGATTTCTTTTACAATTGAGATAAGTTCATTCCATGATTTGTTGCATTTGATTCGTCTGATGTTTAAATTGGAAGTCCCACCTTCAGTGTCGATAAATAATGGGTCTGGGAACTGACTAGCAAATGTTGATTTACCAATTCCCTCCGGACCATATATGACAATCTTGAGTGGTCTTGTTTCTTTTCCTTCAATGATGTTTAGCATTAGATTTTATCTCCTTCTTCGATTATTGTGACCTCTTCACGAGTGTCAAATTTTGGTACTAAAACGATGGAACCTGCTTGCATAACCATATAGGGTCCGATGAGTTCGTTGAGCTTATCTTTTCCTAGTCGTTTTGTTAGCTCTGTAATTCCAGCAACTTTGCGAGGTGCATAAGGATCAATACCAGTTGCTTCACAGACTTTTACCACTGCATCCTCATCGACAATTTTCCTTGAACCTTTCGATTGAACCAGTTTGAAATTTGACCACTTGTGTCCATTCATGGCTTTCTTAAGTGCGAATTCTTTCACATCTTCTGCAAACTGAATCAATTCATCCAATTGGGGAAGGAATGCTTCAATTTGGGCATCTGTTAAAGTTGAGACGGGCTTCTTGGTCTCTTTCATCAATTCTAGATTGGTTTCTGCACGTTTAGCACAGATGGCTTTTCCTGCACAATAGCGACAGTACTTACCGACTTTTGCTTCCGGATTATCGACTTGCGTTCGCTTTACAGCTGGAATCAATACATTTGCTTCAAACTGAAGTAGCTCTTCAATGGGCATTTCATAATCATTGGTGTTTGAAATCACTGGTTGATAGATGACGAGTCTGACTTTTTTCACTGGATAGATATCTTTGTATGACTTGTAAAAGTAAAGTGCATAGATACCAAGTTGGGAGTTAAATTGTCCTGATTCGCTATCGAATGCATACACAGGAGTTCTACCTGTTTTTAAATCGATAACCGTTAATGTTCCACCATCCACAGATGAGATAATACCGCAATCTAATGTGCCACCTGCATCTTCATCAAAGTCCATGTCTAGGTGTTGCTCGATGACGATAAGTGGTTCATCATCAGATCGCTTTCTTTCAAACTCGATCGCCTGGATGACAAAGTCTGCATAACCATCTGCGATTCCTTGCATTTCTTCCGAATACATATCGAGTCCTTTGATGACATACTCAATCGTTTTGATTTCACTGTCATAGTCAACTAAACTGAGCGACTTACTAATCAAAGCAGCACCCAACTCGTGACACTGTGTTCCAAACTCAGCTTGTGGATTGGTCTCTTGGCTTGAACCATCATTAAGCAAGGTGCTAAGTGGGCAGTTCAACCAAGTACTACTTTTACTTGGGCTATACTTCCTACTATGACTTGTTGGAGTTGGCATTCTTATCACCTGCCTTTTCATGGATTTCGATGCCTGTTACCGATTCACTTGGAGCAATAATCAATACTCGATTCTTCTTTCCAAATAACTTGTTGAATAGTCTTTTTGGAAAGTGCTCCACAGTCGA